CATTTAAAGTAAACCTATCTATAAACTTAGGTTCGTTATTAAATAGTTTTGTGAGTTCTTGACAAATGTTATTGATGTCAGTAGCTTTTATTTGTAATACATTCTTAAGTGGTATATTACAAAATATTTCTACCATCTTTTGTTGTAGAAATGAATCCAGTTCTTTACCATCAGCAATCTTTAACCACTTTTGGTATTGCTTTAAAGTAACCTCATTAAGAGTTTCTGGTATGTTAATAGTTAACTTCATTTATATATAAACGTTTAAATTAGTGAATCGTTATATACAAATATAAAAAAAAGTAGGTAACGCTCTTGTGCCGACTACCTACTTTAAACCAAAGCATAAATTTTAAATGAAGCTTTAACTAAACGTATTTAGAAAGTTATTTATTATTTATAATCAAATATAATAAAAAAAAGCTACCTGTTACAGTAGCTTCTAATTATTTGAGCACTTACGCTAAGATAACTCGGCTGGCTCTTAGTATGTTTTAAGCATATATTAAACCTTCTATATATGAGTTTTTTAATCTACTATGTCTATCTTCTTCTGTTTCACCTTCTATTAAATAATCACCTATAACTTCACATATTAATTGATAGTGTAAATCAGATAATCCATTTGGTTTTAAGTCAAATTCTAAAAAAGTATTATATACTTCTTTTTTTACTGAGTCTTTTAAATCTCTCATTGTGTGTCTGTATTCGTGGTTCCAAAAGTATTTCATAATATTTGTTTTAATTAATTACAATGCTAATATATAAATATATTTATAAACTACAAAACTTTTTTAAACTTTTTTTTATTTTTCTTATATATCTTATCTTTTCTTATCTTATCTAAATGCTTAAGGGTGGCTTAAGCGTGGCTTCAATAAATGTGATATTCTCCTAAGTTTGGATTCTGTAATTGATAGCTAACTGCATACCTCAACGCATCAATAGCGTGGTTAAAATTATCAACTGGTGTTTGTGATTTCTTCTCCAACCAACAATAGTTATTTAACTCTTTTATTAATTCTGTGCTATCTTCAGTAATTACTAAATCATAGTCTTGAAGTAAACTAATACCAAATGTTATTGAACCTTGACCTTTGATAGCTGGTACAACATTACAATCTCTACTAAGTTCTGTTATTAATCTTGGTTCTGCTGAATCACCTACTATTAAATTATCTGCTGCAAACTTTTTATTAAGTTGTAATATCTCACTTGTGGTTAGTTTAGTTTGATAGAAGCATAGTTGTATATAGATAACTTTATTTTCTTTGTCTATGCTTGTTTTAACTAATGTACTTGGATCATTGCTAAAACCATAATCTTGACCATAAACAACTTTACCTACTTGTTTAAATTCTCCTATACTCCAATCAGTAAATATAACACCTTCAGCTTTATCCAGCCAAGCACCTTCTATTGTATGCTTGTATCTGTTTGGCCTTCTTACCTTCATTGTTTCAATCTGCTTAATATAACTTTCTGAGAGGTTATCTAAGTTATCTAAGTATGTAGTGTGAATGTAGGTAGTATCTTCTTTAGTTATATTACTACCAGCAGCAACACCTCTATCTTCAAACCAACGCTTATAAATGAAATGTTCTTTTGTTGTTGGATTTAATATTAATATAACTCTATTCTCTTGTATTTTATTTCTTACAGATAAATCTATTTTATCAAATATATCCTCATCATTTAATTCTTCTGCCTCATCCATTACCCACGTAGTAATACCAGTTAATGATTTAAGGTTTGCTGTTTGATCTCCTGAACTTGTTTTAATACCTCTAAATATTATCTTGCTACCATTGCCTGTATTTATTATTTCATCCTTTGTTATTTTGAATTGGTCAATAACACCAAGCAGTTCTAACTTTTCTATAAACTCAGGTATGATACTAATGCTGGCTGCTCTTAGCGTGTAACGTGTAAATAGTATTGTGTGTCCAGCTTGATAAGTTAATAGTAATAGTACAGAGTTAACAGCAAATGATTTACCAGAACCTCTACCACCAGTTACAATAAAGTAACGTGCAAATGATTCATCTAATACTAAATACTTTTTATTGAGCTTTAATCCGTGCAATGATGTTTCTAAAATCGTGGTTTACTTCTTCTGAGGTGTGTATATCAACAGAATCTTTTTGTTTGCCATAGATGCTATCTAACACCATATTCAAACCTTGTGCATCACCTTTTTGTATAACCTTTTCTATAACAGCCATAGCCATTCTATATTCATTAGTCATCCATACTTCTTCACCAGTAACTGGATGTATGCCTTTTGTTCTAAGCTCTGCTATTTCTTTTAATATTGTGCTTCTATTCTTAGCACCTTTTGGTTTACCTTTGGGATTACCAGATTTACCTTTTGTCCATTGGTGTTTTACTATATCTTCTTTTGACATTTGCTGTTGTATTTGTGCTGTATTTGTTTAAAAACATTAATAGCTTTTTTTCAATTGCTTTTACTTTCTCTTTCGTATTCATATTCATTATATAATCTTTTAATAGTATTAACTAAATCTTTTACACAACTACCACAACTTGATTGTTCTTTATTAGTATTAAATACTCTATTGTGTATGTTTAATAATGCTCTTTGTTCGTTTATGTTTACTACGTTTTTATTTAAAGCAAAGAATCCTTTTAAATACATATATTCATCTTCATTTAAACATTCTATATTCTTATAAGGAAAGATTTTATTTAGCTTTTCTTTTCTTGTATCGCATCCACAATCTTTACCTAACTTATCAAATATCCAATCAGTAGCTTGTTTTATACCTGTTTTCTTGGTAAACTTTTCTACTGTGTCGCCAAGTCCTTTACTCTTCATTAATTTTTTTTTTAATTTCTTTAATACAATTATTTATAGTTCTCCATACAACTACGTGTGATATATTAGTTGCAGCAGATAATTTTCTTATGCTGTGGAATTTTTTTCTATATAGGTTAAATAACTTTCTATCAAACCAGTAAAATTCATTTACTATATCATCAACTACTTTTTCTATATCTACATACTTTGTATTGTCTGCTTCTATAATGTTTTTTAGGTCTTTATCAATTAGTAAATCTTTGTTTTTTCTTAATTCATCTAAAAACAAATTGCGCATCATCTTATATATAAACGCTTTATTTAAATAATCGTTATATAGAATATCATTAATTTTTACTTTTTTACTATCTATTTTACTATGTAAAGCTATATAAAAGTCGTGTAATAAATCTTTTGCTGGTATTTTACTATTACTACTTATTTCTTCTGCCATACTTAGCCAAGTTTTTTCATCTCTTACCAAAAGATGCAATATATTATTTACTTCTGTACTCATCTAATTCAAGAAGTATATTTACAAAATCATCGTATTTTAAAGCAATGTAATCATCTTCAAAGTTTTTAGTAAATACTACTACTGGTGTTTTTAATGTACCTCTTGCATCTCCTTTACTTTGTTCTAATGCTTTCCAGATATTAAGTTTCTCTTGGTTCTTGCACTCCCAGCTATATTCAGATAGTATGCCGCTTGTAGTTAAAATATCTCCTTTAATACTTAATCCTCCAGAGTTTGGAGTTCTTCTTATATTAGTATCAAACTTATTAGCTAAATCTTTAGCAATTTTTAACTCGAATCTTTTACCTTTTTGATTTGCGTTTAAACTCATATCTTTTGAAAATGTTTTCTTATTATTGCTCCAAGCTCTGCATTATTAGGATATATTCTACACAAAAAAGCAATGTTGTACTCAATAGGAGAATCTTTACTGCGATAGTAAGAATCCTTAGTTTGTCTGTATTCATTTAATGTTCTCTTTTTACTTTTCAAAATATCTTTTTATTATTACAACAATTAAAGCACCAGAGATAAAGCTGGTTACGTGTGATAGTATTAACATTAATAATATAGTTTTCATTTTTTAAATGTATTAAATTTTTTCTTTAGTTCTGCAGTTTCTTTGTATGCTTTTACATTTTGCATTGTTAATAATGTTTGTTTATTTTTCATTTCATCTAACATTAATCTCAACTCTAACATACATTTTAAACTATCTTGCAACGTTTCTACCGCTTCTAATTTACTTTGTGTAGCCTTACCTACTTTTAAACTTTCTTGTGCCTTTAAAAGCAATATTTCTAATTTGTTCTTTGTTATTGTATAATCTAAATCTGTCATTGTTTTAAATCTTCTGAGTAAAGTAATTCATCACCAAGTTGTTTATCTACTGTTTTTATAGTTCTGTATATTTCTATGCTTTTCCTTTTTACTTCTTCTTTCTCTGCTTTAGAAGAATCTGTTCCTAAGTGTGCATATAAAGAACAATCTATTCTTAGTAGTTCATCTATTTTTTGTTTACTTGTCCAGCTTGTAAACTGCATAAACTTTTTTATATCTGTGTATTTATAATTCATTGTTTTTGTTTTAATACGTTATTACCACCAATTGTAAACCCTAATCCACTATTGTAATCAAAACATAATGGTTTGTCAAGAGTTGGTGTTCCTCCAGTTTCCTTGTCTTTAATTTTTTCTACTCTAACCTGTGTCATCATCCAGCTTTCAGGTGAATTAATAAACCTATGTATTGAAAGAAAAGAATCGCATCTATTAGCAAATACTTGTCCACCTTCAACATCTGATTTTCTTGGTGGTTGGATATAACCAGCGTATTCGTGGTTAGGTGGAAACACTCTCCTTGCTGATTCAGTCATTGGATGAGTCATTAAATATATTGATTTACCAGTTGTGTTACAAAACTCTCTTATATCATTACAAATTAAATAGTTACGCTCATATTGATTTACTCTTCTATCGTGATTTAATCCTGTAAAAGGGTCAATAGCACAAGCATCACAATTACTTTCTTTAAATATATTTAACAAGTCTTTATGATTGTACATTTTTTTATTACTAACAAACGTAAACCACTCTGAAATTTTATTATTGTATTTATCTATTTGAGATTTTGTTAATTCACCTAATTTACATTGTGCATACATTTGAATTAAATCTCTTGTTAATTGTCCAGAACTATTTTCTCCTGACCAAATACACCACTTAACATTATGTTTAATACTTAAGCATAAAAAGTACCATAACATAAAATTTGTTTTGCCTACATTATCAAGTCCAACAATAACAGTGAAACTACCACGCTTGTGAACATACCAATTATCTAATTCATTATGTATACCTAAACCACGTTTAATTTTACCTTCTTTAAAAGCGTATAAGTATTTTAAGTTATCTTCTTTATTAACTATCATCTTATAAAATTTGTAGTTAAATAAGGGTCTTTATTATCTTTTATTATCTTATCTTTTTTTAATGCTTTAGCCCTGCTTAAGCCGCCCTTCTTCCCGTTACTTACATTTCGCTTGTGTTCTAATAAGCGTTGCTGGTATTGTTCATCTAACCATTTAATACTAATAGTTTCGTTTTTTATCTTAAATAACTCAGCATCTACTAATATACTCCATTGTTTAGGTATTAATGTTTTAATTTGTTTTCTTGTGACATTACATTCTTTGCTCCAGTAGTAACAGCAAACTTTCATAAATGCACCTTGAACATCTAAATCCATAAATGATATACTACCTGTAATCCATTGATTTGGAAAAAATTTAAAATATGGTAATTCTTTCATAATTCAAGTTTATTTTGTTTTAAATCTTTTTTCCATATAAAACAATTATTATATTTAAAACTTGCTTTAATATTTAATTTTATATAATCTTTATTATATATATCTTCAACATACGCAATTTTTTCTTTAATATTAAGTTGTATTAAAATATAATAATCAGCGTTTAAATGTTCGTTTAACTTATCTATTAAACAATTAAAAGTATAGGTTTTTTCAGATGTTGTTTTTACTTGATAAGTATAACCTTTCCAATCAGCAAAATCTATTTGATTATATTCTCGGTCTTGTAATTGTTTATGTAAATCTTCATTTTGAAAGTTTCTTTTATACCATATTTCAAATATATCTTCGCCTATTTTACCTATAGATTGATTTAATAAATTATCTGGTATTATTATTTTTGATTTATAGTTCCTCATAATATATATATTTATTTAATTGTTTTTTACAAAAGAGCCATTTACCATGTGCCCTTTTCTTTTATTAATTACATTGTAAGCAGTATTAATACAATCCTCTATTGTACAATTGTTAAAGTAAGCAATACTTGTTAAAACAACTACACAATCACCTATAGCATCAATTATTTCATTATTATCATTATTAATTATTGCTTTAGCTAATTCCCCAGCTTCTTCTTGTAATTTAACATATTGTGTTTTTATATCTCCTTTTTGATATATTCCTTTTTTATTAGCCCATTGCCTAATTGTTTCAAATTCATTATTTAATTTCATAATACTAATTTTGATTTTATATATTTATTGTGTTTGTAATTTTTAAGCGTATAATTATTATAATCGCCTTTAAGCTTAGGTAAAATATAATTTACATTATTATAATATTCTTTTACATTTTCTTTATGGCATTCATAAATATGAGCATCAGCTATATTAATCCCAAGAATATTTTCTTGTAAATTACATTGCAAAGAAATTGTTTTTAATAATAATGCTGCAAATATTATGTCATAAGGTAGTCCTAAAAATAAATCTGAACTTCTAAAACTAATACTCATATTTAATTTATTATTTACTCGTACAAAATTCATTTGCGTGTAACAACATGGAAGAGCTTGCTCTTTTAAATCGGTCGGGTTCCATAAAGATATTAAAGCCCTTCTTGAATTATTTTTTATTTCATTAATAACATATTTAATTTGGTCAAATGAATTATTAAATTTTCTTAATTGGTAACCGTATATTTTACCAAGTTTATTATTAATTGCAAACTCATTCCACCAATTTATATTATTATCTTGTAAATATTTTAAATCTGTGCGACCTTCATAAATCCATTTAAATTCAGCTAATGCTTTATCAAAAAATATTTTTTTACCAGTTACTATAGGAAAGCCTTTTTGTAAATTAATATTAAAGGATTGATTAAACAGCTTATATGTTTTTTCTTTTGTTCTATTATTACATAACTCACCATTTATTAAACATTCCATTAATAATTGTTTATAATTTAATTCAAATAAATTATTATCCATTTTTATTCGTATTTAGTTTGTAATTATTTAAAGAGCCTATATATGCAACTGCATCAAGTAAGTTATCTTCTTTGTGTTTGTTTGATTGCCTTGATAATTTTAATGCTATTAATACATTATATGTGTCTTCAGTTGTTATCTCCTTAGAACTCATTTCTGATGCAATACGAGCTGTTTTACGCATGCACTCTATAAAGTCCCCATATTGTCTTTCTTTTTCTTCAGACCGTTCATTAACTATTTCATTTGCTTTTTTAAGTATGTTCATAATATGCTTTATTTTTTTGTTCGTATTTATAATAAGCTAATAGCTCATTTTCATTAAGCGATTCTTCTGTATATAGTTTATCAAAAGCGAAGGATACGTTTTTTATATCCTTCACTTCTTCTTTTGGTTGTATATAATCAATATACTTAAAATCTTTCTTTTGAATTTTAAATGCCTGTACCAATGAAATATAAGTTATATTATACTTCTTTGCTATCTCTGGCATTGTTAGTCCGTTCATTAACATATTTTGTATATCTAACGAACTCAAACCCAATGCGGTTAAGATTTTTGATTGTTTCATAATACTTAAAAGGGTAAGTCGTTTGAAGTATTACTTGCCTCAGCTTTAGGTGCTTCTGCATCTGGTTTCCAAGTATCTACACTAATACTTACATCTTTACCATATTGATCAGCTTCATCTTTTAAATTAATATTTAGTTTGATGAATTTGTTGCCATTATACTCTTGTATGTATTCTGATATCTTAGAAGGATTAATAGTTACTTTAAGCCATTTAGGATTCATAACTTTACCACTTCCACAATATATTGTTTCTTCTTTTTTATCCATTGTTATTTGTTTTTGTTGTTTATAATCTGACATCCAATGCCATTCTTTTTTTATCATTAAAATTTAAATGTTACTCCTACAGCTACAAAAAAACTACCTGTAGCTATAGCAAATGTATTAGGATTTAAATTTAACTTTTGTTTGTGCATAATCATATTAGTTGCACCAGCAGTCATTAAACTTAAACCACCTATTATTGCTAACTTCTTCATAATATTTCTTCTGTTTCTGTTTTTACTTCTACTATATCAGTTGAATAACCTTGAGGTTCTCCGTTCCACTCTTTAAATTTATCTGTATAATAATCGTAATCCATCCAACCTTTAAATAATAAACTATCATCTAATTTATATATCTGTACATTAAATGGTGTTGTAGTTTCTATTGCAACAATATAAGCATCTGTATCTTTATCGTATTGGTCTTGATACATTGCTAACTGCATTTTATAATCATTATAGTATAAATCTCTTTCAAAGCGTTTACCAGCATCATTAGTAGTTTTTATATCTACTACACACTTCTTACCGTTAAACGTTGTTAGAAGGTCTGCAAAGCCTTTAAAATTAACATCTTTATGTTGCCAATCTAACTTAATTTCAGTATCTACTTTATTTTGCATCATTTCAGTAAGAACTGGATGTAACATAGCATTGTTAATTATTTTGTTCGCATCATCTAATTCTTGTTGCTTAATTAGTGTTTTACCTTCGTTTTGTTCTTTGAACTCAATCCATTGTTTACCAGCTCGCCTTGCACCTTCAAAGATTGCAAACTCTTTTGTAAATGTATCTGGCTCTAATAACATCTTGTGTATTATAGTACCAAATTGCATTGCATCTGTAGTTTTTAATTCTTTGTTCCAGTATGCTAATAAATGGTTAGGAGATTTCTTAAACTGGCATAAAGCCGAGTAACTCAAGTGATTCTTTTTCATAATATAGTTTTTGATTTATTTCTTAAAGTAATCGACTGCCATAGCAAATACGATTCCAGCAAACACGCTTGTCATAATAAGTGTTGCTAATTCTACTGCATTTGTTTCTATCATTGTTTCTTGAAATTATCTGCTTCTGAATCTGAATAAATACCATATTCGTAAGCGTTAATTAATTTTAGTACTAATCTATCTTTTAAACGTTTCTCAGCCATTGCGAAAGGATAAGGTGCTTTACAGTTGTTAGGTGATGCTTCACCTGTTGACCAAATAATCTTATTACCACGTTTTGCATCTCCTACTATAGCAACATCTTTATTGCTATCTCTGTATATTGTAGGTGCGCCAAATTGTATGTTTTCTTTTGCTGCTATCTTTTCGCAAGCATCGTGAGTGATAATCCACATACTTCTTGTACCTCTTTTTAATTCCCAAAAGTCATCTTTTGATAAATCATATTTTTGTGCGATTTCTTTAATTTTCATAGTTTTTAATTTTTGTAAATATAGTTTTTAATTTATTCATTCTTTGTTCGTTGTATTGCATTGCAATTGTTTTTAATTGCTTGTCAATGTTTTCTAATTGTGTAATAAACCCTTCAAACCTGTGTTGATGTATTTCTAAATCATTTGTTGTTAGGTGTATTCTACAGATAATACGCTTATTCCAATTAGCTCTTATTACTAAGTTGCGTAACCTATCTTGTAAGTATCTGTTAGTTTCATATGCCCACCAATGATTAATGTTATCGTTGTGGTGCTGTTCGTTGTGTGGATGCGGATAATGTATCATTTTTCTATGTATTGTTCCATTAAGTTAACTAATACTTCAGAATATGAACGATGTCCATTCTCCTTACATTTATTTTGAAATTGAACCAATGTATCCATTTTATTTGCTGGTACATAAAAAGTTCTTGTTGTATAATTTATTGTTCGTGACATAATATAATTTTTAAATGTTTATGTAAATATATATATAATTATAATACATATTACAAAATACACTAAAAACTTTATTAACAATCAAATGTTAATTCTAAAATAAATGTGTAATTCTTGCTACTTGGCCATTGTTCTTAGAGAAGATAAAACCTTCTATTGCTTGGTTATTAGAAGAGGTATAACCCATTTTATGATGCCAACTGTCTGCTGGTGATGGACTTCTTAAACTTTCTAAACTGCATCCAATTAAATCTTTACTTACCTTGTGGTGAACGTGGTGAGCAAACATATATCTATACTTTGTTG